GGATTTTGATTTTAAAATAGAGGAGAGAGACCCTGATTATAAACCCAACAACAGTTTAAGCGACCCAGATTGGATTCTAGACCTTTACAAAAATATCTTAAAGATTGAAACTAATAATCTAGAAGATGGACACAAACATTGGATGAATCGGTTACAGACAGATCTAACAAGAGATGATGTTCTTAAATATTTTCGAGAGGTTGCAAAAAAAGAGAATAAAGAAAACAAAAAAACAGAACTAGCGGACTTACTAGATCAGGACGACGAGGGTAAGAGGCTTTTGATTGTTATGCCTGAAAGAATAGGTGATATTTATTTATCAACCTCCCTTCTACCCAACATTAAAAAGCAGTATCCAGAATATAATATATACTATGCAACAAGACCCCAGTATTTTGAAATTCTAGATGGAAATAATTACATACATAAATGTATACCCTATCAAGACTCTCTCGCAAACCTCCCCGTTATGGAAGGGCAATGGGAGAATAAAGGTTATTTTGAAATAGTTTTTATACCATTCCTAGGGACACAGAGAGTGATCAATTTCCCTCATAACACGAAAGATAGAATACAATTTGATTTATGCACCTACTAGAACAATATGCCCTATCCTGTGGCGTAAAGATAGATAAACCCTTCATAGAAACTTCTTATTTTCCAGTAGTTCCTGAAAAATATATAACACTGCATGCGAGCGAAAGGATTCAATCAAAAACATACGACTATTATAATGACGCAATAGCATTAATCAGACCTTTTTTATTAAAAGAGGGTATACAAATAGTTCAAATAGGATCAAATAAAGAGTCCTGTATATCCAACTGCATACAACACCAAGGTAACACAACTATAAAGCAAGCTGCATATATAATCAAAAACTCGCTACTTCATTTAGGCACTGATTCATTCTCAACCCATGTCGCTTCGGGGTTTGGTAAAAAAATAGTAAGCCTTTATAGCACATTATATAAAGAATGTTGCGGTCCATACTGGGGCAACCCGAGTGAACAAGTCCTCCTTGAACCTGACAGGAAAAACAAAAAAGCCTCCTTCTCTGACGTGGAGTACCCAAAATCAATAAATACCATAATGCCTGAAAAAATTGCTTGCGCAGTTCTAGACTTACTAAAAATAGAACACAACTTATATAATATAGAAACATTTCACATAGGCGAATCTTATCATTCTGGATCATTAGCCGTTATACCCAACCACGTAATGCCTGATAATTTCGCGCCAAACCAACCAGCAAATATACTTGGACACGAGCATTTTGACGAACACAATATAACGAAATGGGCGTACAGCAGAAAAGTTAATATCTTCTTGAACAAACCGATGCATATCAATTATCTTAGAAGCGTAAAACAAAACATCAACCAAATTAATTACTTCGCAACACCAGACGATAACGAGTCATTTTTTAAAGCGGTATCCAAATTAGGCATTCGAGTAAAGATAATATCTAAAGATGAAAATACAATAAATGATTTAAAATTAAAATTCTTCGACTGGGATGTAAATCTTGTAACAAAAAAAACTAAAAAAGATATTGACAATTACGAAAAAATATGCAATAATACTCGTTATAAAAGTTCTCAAATCATCGCGTCAGAAAAAAAACTTTACGCAAGTAAAGCTGCTTGGAAAAATAATATCAATGGAAACCATGATAAAATCATTGACTGCGAAGAGTTCTGGGAAGATATTTCAAACCTAAAACTTTACAACGACAAAAATTATGGCAAAAACGCAAACAGCAACAGATAACTCAATCACATTAAGTTCTGAATCAGAAAAAAGTAAAAAACAAACACAGTATATAAAAAATTATATAGATGGGCCCGGGAAGTTCTCGAGGAACGAATATGGATTATTAAATAATGTAGATTATGAATTTGCTGAAGACGGATCTGTTAACTGGAGGTCAATGATAAAAGATGAACATCTCTTTCCCAATAAATCGTGGTTCGATCTAAGAAAGAAAGATGTACCTAGATCTATCGATGGACTAAAGGATCATCAGCTCTTGATTAAATTAAGCGGAATTAAAGAGCTTGCGAAATTAAGAGGCTTTTCTGACGTTGAATATGAAACCGTCAAGTGTGAAATGAACCATGTAGCTATTTTATGCCGAATGAAATTCTCACCAAACTATGAAACCTTTGGCCAATCGGTCATATTCCAAGACATGGCGAATGCAACACTAGACAATACAAGCAGCTTCGCTACAAAATTCCTCGAAACGATAGCTTGCAATCGAGCTTTTGTAAGATGCGTAAGAAACTTCTTGAATGTTCACATCGTAGGAGACGATGAGATTGATAAATCAAACAGTATAAACAAAAATATCGGATCTTCTATATCTCCATCTCTTACTCCTCATTCCATGGTAGAGAATTTAGTTAGAGAAAAATTAAATTGTTCAAACTTTGATGAATTTAAAGTCGTATTAAGGGATTGGTGGAAAGCGGGAAAGTATCAAAATGATAATGCTAAAGACTGGAGTGATTTTGGCGACATCTCTCCCACTGATTCTAGAATCTTAATGAAAGTTATAAATTCAGGTTGATATTTTATTTTGCAATTCTTTAATTTGTTCCTTCATATCATTAATAATACATTGCTGTTCCTTTATCGCACCAACTAAAATTGGAACCATTTTTTCATACTTAACAGCTAGGTATCCATTTTTTCTTTCTTCAACTATTTGGGGAGCAATTTTTTGAACCTGTTGAGCTATTAACCCTATATCGCGACCACTATATACCTCCTGATTATCATTCCAATCAAACTCCACACCATCAACCAATTCAAGCTTTTCCAGGCAGCCTGAAATAGGAGTTATGTTGTTTTTTAATCTTTCGTCTGATGAAAGAAATGCCACAACATCTCCATCACAAAAAGTTCCATTTATGCAACCGATAAAAAAAGCATTATCAAATAATACCTGCCCCACATCACCAATTACGTGTGTATTATATTTTAGATCAATCCTATTGCTTGCTCCATTAATAACTGTACATCTTCTAGAGTTAGAAATAGTATTATTTGAGCCCTGAATAATTATATTGTTAGGTTCAAAACCTTCTTGGTCATTAAAAGTAGAGACAGTTGGTGCATCATAAGTTGAGTCATCTATAATAAATGACGGTGGGCTCGGAATGGATACTTGTGGAGTTGACATAATTTTATTTACACATTATATTAATCGATGTAATACCATCGTGAGTTAGAATTGCTGTAAAACCAGTTTGTATTCCCGCTCTTACCATAACCAAATGAACCTGCACTAAACCAGCACCAACCATTTATACTTACTATGTTATTGTTATTATCTTGATCCTTAGCTTGTAATGGTGAATAAAAATTAATCCAAAAGTTAGGTAATTGTCGGTCCTGTGTATTAGAGACTGTGTAGCCCCATATGCCACCATTAGTGGTTGTGCCTCCAAGATTAACATAATAAACACCCCCAAGATCTCGCCTTATTGGAAACCTTCCGTCCTCAAAATCGATTCCATTTGCGGAAACAAGACAGGTTTGCGCAATCCATGTATTTGCTATCCATCCTGGAGTTCCATTAGCATGCGCAGCCTTAGGCCACGAGTTTCTTGATATCGTTTCCCACATATGGTATGATTGAACAGTGCCGCCCTCGGTAGAGGCGCTGCTGCCTGGAATGGGGGGTGGCGGTGCATTATTGCTCGTCCTGGATGTTCTCCTAAATAAAAGATTAACAGGTGCTCCCTGATTGTCATACATATTTGTATTACTAGAAAGAGATGACCAATTCGCGCTAGACCAATAAACTAAATCTCCAGCATCGTATTTTTTTTCAAAATTATATTCTTCACCAAAGCCAAAAAATGCACCGCCAATTAGATACGCCCAATCAGATACCACATATAAACCACGTAGACCATAATAATACCTATTGACTGGATCAAAAGTAATTATATTATTATCTCCACATATAATGGCCTGATTAACGCCTGCTGGTCTATCATTTAGGCCGCCCCCTATCGAATTATTTTGCCCACCCAGCAAAACATTAGCTCCATGAAAATATTGATCTCCATTTGTTGTAATTTTGTTGTCGTAGCCCCCTAAAATAGAAGAATAGCTATTATTTCTTATTTCTAAGTTGTACCCCCCCCCAATAATAGAAAACCCTCCAGATATCTTAGACTCCGCTCCCCCAATTATTGCCGAAGCTACTGATCTATATTCAGTGCCCCCCTCTAAAAAACTGGCAGATACTTCGTTATTAAAGCCACCTCCTAAAAATTTACCAAATGTTACATCGTTATCCGCCCAAGTTGCAAAGTCGGTAGGGCTTATGCTTGTCCCTTTTAAATTAATTGACCCATCAAAGCTTGCACCAGACAAAACGATTTTACCAGTTAATGAATCGAAGCTTATTTTTGAATTTGCTCCTGCTCCTATTTCCGTTCCGTCTAATTTCTTCAATGGGCCACCCATGTCAAAATAAATATTATTGTAATTATCCCTGGCAAGCAAAAATCCAGCCGTAGAATAAGGTGCTTTTTCGCGGATATCTACACTCCTTACAACAAAATCATCAATACCAGGCAAATTATCCTTGTATATGTATACCGCCATTTTATTATATATAGGTGTAACCGAAAAAGAAACCGTTCCATTATCACTTCTCCATCCAGTAAAAAAACTCGCTTCTTTTTTGGGTTGATTTCTTCCGTTCGCGCCTAATTGAAAGGTCCATGAGGTACCTCTTGGATTATCAACCTCTATAGTAACCGCATAAGTAGTACCCGCTACAAGCGGAACAGAATCCTGAATTAGCCCAGTGAAATATGGGAATGCATTAACAAAATCCGAAAACCTAGCTTCTCCAAAAGCGAAGTTAACGTATGCACCCTTCCAATTTGAATTACCATTATTAAAATCTCCATTTAAAACCAAATTGTAAAAATTCAGAAATAACTGACTACCTATCTGTGTATGATGAACTGATAATCCACTAGCAAACCCATCTGACAGTATAAAACCAGATTGACCGGATTTCCCCATCACCAAACCTCTAGTAACAAAAGCGTCTTCAGTAAGTAATAAATTAGTAGCTATACTCTCAAAACTTGCACCAAATCTTTTCCAATATGTTGTATTTAATGTTCCAACTGAAGTTGTGTAAAGACTCTTGATAGCACTACCCGATTGAGTTCCATTAGAATTACCTGAAGATGTGTGAGACTGTATGCAAATATAAAAATCATCACTAGAAGCTGGATCCTGAACGAGGTCGGCTCTTACAGGTCTACTAATGTCATTATCGGCATATTCAGCAACATAAGATTGGCTAACCTCCCAGGGACCCTTAAAACCAACCCCTGGACCAGGATTCCCGACTTTACCATCTATAACCCTAGTAACAACCGCGCTTTTATTTAAATCCGAAAATGCGCTTTTTGCGTAAATTATAAAACCATCTCCGTCACTAATACTTTTTATAGCATTATCAAAACCTTGTATATTTAATTGAAGCTTAACCTCAGAAGAGCTTCCGCTTTTTGAAAAAGAATTTGATACATAATAAAAACGACCAGAACCTATCGCAGTAGAACTTGCTTCAGTATTTACAGATGCTATAGGGGTCCAATTATTACTCAAGTTTCCGATACTTACCTCAGATCCATCGTCTTTTAATATAAATGCTTTTATTCTTATGTCATCCACCAAACCAATCGAAGTATTTCTAAACTTTATTGTAAATACTATGTTTTGATTTGTTGTATAAATATACTCAGAAATTCCATCTTGATTATCATCTCTTTCTACATAATTGAAATAACCAGGAGAAGCGTTTATATCAATAAAATCATAATCATCACCAGATGACTGTTTTATATTTCCCCGTAAAACTAATTCTCCGTTATCAAAACCTAAGCTATTATTTCCACCTTGAAAGGCGAATGAGCCGTCCCCGCTTAGCAAAAATCCCTGCTGGTTACTATTGTGATCTATTCCAATGAAACCGGCAGTTCTTATCGCCCCCTGGTTACCAGCGCTTTGAGTAACTTGTATATCATGACCATCTATAGTTCCTGCTGTAATTTTATCGGCCTTAAGATCGCTTATTTTAGCATCAACAATTGCAGCGTTAGCAATATTAGCTGTACCTATCAAGGCGTTAGCGAATGAGTGATAAACTGGAGTAGCAACACCAAGGTCAGCCCTCGCAACTATAAAGTCTCCATCATCAAAACCATTTACAGGATTTTGACCTTGAGATCCCGCTGGATGACTTTCTGAAAAATCGTAATTAGTAGATCCTTTGTCCCACCATATATATCCACTTGGCTTGGTCGCATCAGTTTGACCTAAATCAATTCTGTATTTCTGCCCAGTAAAATATAAGTCATGAGAAATCCATTTAATTTGATCACTTGTCCCAACTTGAGAAAAAGGGTTATTAGGAACAAGGGATATGGTGTTTGCAAATTTTTCAGTCATTCTAACTTCAAAATCAGATATATCAGTAGCGCTAGCCTGCCCAAGATTTAATCTTAAGCCTTTAATATATAATAGATTATTTTCTGGTTGCAGATCAGCTTGACCAGTAAACGGACCTTTATTACCTGCAAAATCTACAGGCCTAACCCAAAAGTATCTAGTATCATTTGTTTTGCCGAAATAAGAAGTTTCAACTTCTATTCCATTTGCTTGTACATTAAATATTTTTGTAGCATTGGTTATACCTGAAGCAGGATCTTGCTTCTCAATTGGTATCGCCCCAAAACCCTCAATATAATTTGGAATGTCGCCCTCTATTCTTCGGTAACCACTATTATTTGAAAAATCCAGAGGTTTATTGAGATCGGCTTCGTCTTTTAGAAATATATTTACACTACCAAGCTCAAGCTTATCATCTGCATCCGAGTTGCCCATCCACACTTCGTAGTGGCTAAGATCATTCGGAATCTGATTAAGACTTCCTATTTCCGAATTCGGATGAAGCCAATTTAAAAAATAGTTCTCAAATGCAGTATCTCCACTAAAGTTTATAACTGGACCCGGTATATCATCTTTAGATGTCCTAAATACTGGCCCTGTAGGACCATTAGGATTTTGATTATTAAAAGTTTTCGGCCAGACAATGACTTTTTGTAAATCTTCTGTATTATTTAATACTCTATATAAATCCCCACTACCGAAATCATCAAAAGGTAATATCTTATAAAAATAACCTGTAGGCTGATCTATTCCATCTACTCTTTGAATCGGAGGTTCATCTACTATTTGAGTTACATTATCTCCAAAAGATGCGTCTGCTGCGCCTAAAGTAACCTTAACTAAAGTGGAATCTAAATTCTCAAAACTAGGGAAAGAGTCGTATGGTCTTCCATCTGATCCTGTAATTTCAAAATCCTCCTGACTAGATCTATATAAATGAACTTTTGTTGTTTTTTCCTGGGTAGAGAATGCATAATTAAAATTAAACTTAACCTTAGTAACCTCACCGGTAGTATCAACCTGAAAACCATTTGACAAAATACTTGGCTCTTGATTAATTCCTATTATTTTCTCACTATTTAATACATTTCCATCTTTATCTATTATGCCAACTTCAATACCTACACTCCTCTTTCCGCTCTCTGGGATGCCTATATGACCAAAAACAAAATCATCATAACTATCATCACGCAGCCACACGGGAATCCATTGAGATTCCTGAAAAGTTGAGTTAACATATTCGCCAGAACCAATGTATGCATCCAAGGGCCCCCCGGTAGGGTTGTCCTCCAAGGCGTAATATAATGAATTATTATGGTAAACGATGTCATTTTGATTATATCCAGAAGGGTAAATATCGTCTCCACCCGCATCAATATTTGTCCAAAAACCTTCTCCCTGAACAGGAGTCGTTGAAACATTCGTGATCAACCCACTCCATATATCATTATCGTATAAAACTAAACTACCACGAGTATAAGTTTTATCGGCTGACCAATTATATGCATCTAACTTATAAGCTGGAAACAACAAGCTAAACCATTCGCTATTATCCGGTGTCTGTTTAGTCCAATTATTAACGTCCATAGAAGGACTAAATCCATTAAAATCCCAATGCGATAAGGGAGCCTTTTTCCATCCATCAGAAGTATATACTTCAATAAAATGATAATCTGGCTCTATATCGCACAACGAATGAGAACCATCATCCACCTTATCAGATTCGTGCAGGGCGATTTTACCCCAATTCCCATCTGAAACATTAACGTAAAGAAAATTTGAATCACATTCTACATCTCCATTATTTCCCGCGCTCCTGGTTACTGGAATAAGCGGGATTCTGCCCCAATTATCATAATCGAAACAGTAATACAAATAATGATCAACAACATTTCTATCTCCCGGATTTCCTGGAGACGAATGATCAAAAGAACTGGTTCCTACAGAAATATCCACATTCACTTTATATATAGAGCACGGAACTTCGTCAAATAATGAGAGAACTCTCCACCTCGTCCTATCTGTTCCAGGAATAAAACTTTGATTTGCGTCTTGATCCCTCAAACACAAGTAAAAAGTCTGATAATGTAAGACTATATCACCAGCTATATACCTTGCTCTCGAAGAATAAGAAAATATCTGCTCATCGGAACTTATTACAAAATCACCCACAAAGTAATTTACGCGGGAATCAAAAACCCCCTTAACATTGCTAGATTTCGGACCAAATGACCCCTCTAAATGAGCATAGGGTTTTTCTACCTTATAGATATTACCTTTGTATTGAAATTGATTATTAAAATTGTTCCAGTAATAAGTCTCTGAAGCACTCCATTCTTCATAATGAGGCCTTGGGTTATTATCAATCAGGGATAAAGGAAACATCGTATCAACATTGAGCTTGTATATATGTTTATTAAAATCTGCTACAAAATCACCAGAATTATAATATCCATTTGCATCAAATATCTGAAAATTAGAAGCAAATCCCCCTGTTCCATAAATCTCATTATTCACCTCTCTTGTGTATTCGTACGAATCAATTAATTTGGTAGTGGGAAGATCAAAAATCACAGTTCTATTTCCATCAGTATCTACGGATGATATCCTAGAGTTTTCTCCCTGTGTTATTCCTGTAAGGAAATCTTTCGTGTGAGAATCAAATAAAGATCCGCTTATACCTAGTATAGAAGGGGTGTCAGAAGTAGAGAGAGCAAATCTATATTGTTCTAAATCAACCAAATTATTATCTTGATCTAGTATATTCCAATCAAAAATCAAATCATCCTTCCTTTCTCTAAATCTTAGATTAGAAACCTTGACCTCGGAAACTAAACCCTTAAGTTCCCCTGATTGAGTCAACCCCCCCTGACTTAAGTTCAAAATATCCGAGCTCCCATATCCATCATGGGCCTGAAAGGCGTAATAATAAGATAAGCCCCATGTCTGAGTATCCGAATATTGATTATTTGTTATGTTGAAACTCGAATAATCGTAAAGAACCTTATCCTCCCTTATGAATTCCCAATAATTACCATTATCGGGGGTTCTATTCTTGTCGCTAGAGTGAGTCTGAATACACTTAAAAATACCCGTTTGAGGAGGTGTGTTGTAAGTTACCATATCCCCAGACAGGTAGTTGCCGAACCCAAAATTCCATTGATTAGCTAAAAGCACATCTCTAAAATAATCTATATTCGTCTGAAGATTTTCATAGTCAACGAGTTCCACAGAAGATGGTATCCCCAACCTTTGGAGAGAGACTTTATTAAAATCGGTATCATTGGAAAACCAAGAAAAAGAAACGTCCGAGCCTCTCAAACTGTAATTAAAACCCTCTATATTTGACTCATAATTTACACCCGTCAGTACACCGGTCGCGGTTCTACCGAAAGAATCATGAGATACTATCCTTAGGCCAAACGTGCGATCTAAATTTAAATCATCAAAAACTGACTCGTTCAAACTTAAAGAAAATTCCCTATAGTTAGATAACGCCTCACTAGGAGTTCCAGCTGAAATAGAATTTTGCAAGCCTGGGCTAGCATCTAATACTGATGCGGGAATAACAACAGCTCCTGTTCCATTTTCTATAGTTATATCAAATTTCTCAAACAAACCATCCTTCAATAACTCGGAATCAATAGACTCTCCCTGATTCGCGTGGCCAACGGGAGGGATCAACTCCCATGAAATTTGAGCGTTTTTATTTATAAATTCAGACTCAACCTCTAGTTTATCACCCTCGAACTGAGGGGAGTGTATATTAACGGAACCGACATCTGTTCTAACCGGAAGATTAGTGATTCTTAAGTTATTAAAAGTAAAAGTATTGTCGAATTTCGGAGGGCTTATATTTATTCCGGTTTCAACGAAAGCCGACCTAACACCTATATCACTTATAGCATAGACCCTAACATCAAAAAACCCATACTTACCCTCTAATGAAACTGATTTCTGAATCGCCTCCCCCTCAAAGTCGGCCAAATCCCTACCTACGCCTAAATTATACTGAAAAGAATAGTTATCGGATGATCCGGCAACCTCGTAATGAGCATCAAGATCATTTACATTAAATTGAATTCCTAGAGCAGTAGATAACATAATATATATTATTATACAGTTAAATCAAATAATAACAACCCATCCGGAGCATCAGGTAATGACATATCCGCTTGAGGCGGAATTGGCAGCGCAGGAGAGCGGGGAGGTCCTTTTTGCTCTACAGCTAGAAACTTCGAAGGGTTATATTCTAATGCAGTAACTTCGTATTTATTTTCAGATAATTCTTTCACAGAAACAGTTCTAAATAATTGAGACTCAAGCTTCCTGAAAACTTTAGACTCGGGGGGCAATTCTATATTAACAAATCCATATTCAGTGATACCAATCATTAAACCAATCAAGGACGCACTAGATTCTAGTTCTATCACATTAGTATCAACCTTACTAAAATACCACTCACTATTAATCAGATTATCGAATTGCTGGTTGGCAGATGCCACCGCTGAAATATCAACTGTTTGTGTTAAATCTAAATTTATACCATGCCCACCGCTTAGTTCCACTCTGACTGCCGACTCCCCTTGAACGCTCTGGTTTTCATCAACGCTGTACATTGCAGATATATCAGATTTTACAGCTCTTGGGTTTTCCAAATCAGAGAAAGATGGAGGGTTATTAGAAGATGCCTCCATATAATTCGCTACATCACCCGTTTCACTAAACATTAAGAAGAAGCCGTTGGAGTCCTTACCTGATATAAATAACCTTTGATCTTTCCCTAATATATAATAATCACCAACACTTAAATTCGTTCCGCTATCATATACATAAAACCCAACAATATTATCTCTAGAAGAATTATCATATATTAGGTATACCCACTTTTTAATAGTGTTTATATACCAAAAAGTATTCTTATAATTATCATTAGTCCAAACCCATCCTATACCTGTTGATTCAACTTCTGATTGACTTCCTCCTATATACATCCAGAAACCATCTTGACTATCTATAACTCTATTCTTCAATCTCCCTATGTATAGCCACAGCCTCGATTGGTATATAAAAATCCAGTCTGCCCCTGAGTTATAATACCAACCTAAGAAGTCGGACATATACCAATTAGCTGCAGATAGAGCTGCTTTTGAGTTAGAGCCAATCGACTCTGCAGTAGAACTAGATATTTGCTCCAGCTCCCCTGTTACTGATACCAACCCTCTTATTGAATACGCTGCTCCTAAATTAATTTGATCTAAAAAATCCTTTAACATATCAGCATCAGAGCTGATTAAATAATGCCGCCCCCCAACATTCCCAAACATATCCAAGCCAATATTAAATATATTCACAACCAACCCGCCAGAAGTCTTCGATATTTGAAAAGTGTGCCGTGTGGAATTGGTTACAAAATAATTCGACGAACCATCATTTGTTTTATTTATGCCGCCGGGAAGCTTCCCATCAGAAGTAAAAGAAACCTTCTGTCCATCGGAAAAACCGTGGTTATATATTTTTATTAAATTATCAGAGACAGAAACCTCCATTTGTATTTTTATTTTTAAATCCTCTATAATCGTCTTTTGCCCTTGTGGTCCAAAATTCCTAACCGTAGGGTCACTAGAGACCCTACCCTCAAACCTAAGAATCTGAGAAGTTCTCAAAGACTCTATTTCCTGATCTTGGTCCTCCTCGCTCTCCTCGACCCTAGCTCTTTGCTCGATCATTTCTAGAGACTCATTCGTTCTAGCTAAGGAAATAACTATTTCAACTTTATCTATACCAGGAGAAGATAGATGGGATTTATCTATAAGAATATAGGGTTCAAAATATTCTTGATATTGCTGGGTGAACGACCCAGAACTCTGTGAGACTAAAATCTTATTTCTGTATAATTGAATATCCAAGATTCTACCACTCTTATCTGAAGAGGTTCTAACTTCGTCTGAAATTTCAATGATTGAACCAGCAGTTAAATACGAAGCCTCTTGCCCTGCGTTAAACTTTACTGTTTCTGTTTCTAGTTGAGATGTCATCAAAATCCACCTTGCCAGCCTCCTCGCCTGACTTTCTGAAGTTATACCAAACCCCATAGTTTCGTTTTCTATGTATCCTAAGGATATCATAGAACTCTCATCTTCTTCGTAGACGATGTCAGGCTTAAAGGATTTGTCCTTATTATTAAACCTAACCAAACAAGCCGTTGCTTTTTTATTCTTATGGACGCCTGCGTATGAAAAATCTCCTCCCAATATATTAGAATTATTAAAAAGCTGAACGGGAATCTTATCTCTATCGTATGTAGCCCCGACCTTACCAGAAGAATAAGCTATCATACCCCTAAATATAGAAGCCATGGAGTTTATTATTTCCAATGCCTCGGATCGCTCTGTTAAATATAAATTAGCTGTAAACCTAGGTTCAACTATAGGATAATTTATTTGAGTAGCGCACGCTGCAATCAGTTTAATTCCGTTACTTTCGAAATTAGCGGAGTCATCCCTCAAATCTGGCCCTTTTACTGTAATTTTCCTTGTTGAGGTATTAGAATAAACTATAACTCTCTCGTAAACCTTAATTTCGCCCTCCCTATTTATGGATTTCCTAGTAAGAGTATCTTGTTGATCTGAATCTAACCCCTGCCCTTGACCAAAATTATGTTGATGAACAAAAATAGCTATTTTTTTACCAGCGAAAGATGTACCGCTACCAAATTCTTTTGTAAATACTGATGCGCTTACAGCGCTATCATCAACATTAATTTCAAAATTCGATCGTCTTCCTCTAGAGGAGATGTAAATTTTGCAACCCCTAGGTTCTGAGGTTTGAGTTTCTACAGGAAAATCTGTCTCAATTAATTGATCGCAGTACTTACCTACTTTATAAAGCTGCCACCTATCAATTGAATATTCTTCGAGTCCGTATTTACCAATTCCGTACCTAGGATTATGAAGCATATCGAAAAACACCCAAGCAGGATTATCGCTCCAAACTTTATTTGACTCAGAAATTTCATTAACAGATTGTGCCAAATCTGTCTGACCCTTAAATAACCCATCCCACGGTCCATCATAAGTCTTTGATTCAGGGTTATAATTCGAAGGAATTAGTATTTTTTTTAATTTTACGTGATAAGTTCTATTCGGAGAACTAGAAAAGTTTTTTGAATCAATATTTACTCCAACCATTGAACTGTGGGGGTAAGTTAACTTCTGATTTATGATTTCAGAAAAACTTGCCAATTGAAGAACTTTTCTTTTGTTTAATCCCCCAGTATCACCGTCTTTCACAGAGGGGTCATACTCGCAACTTAATTTTATAACTTTGAAAGTTACTCCCGAAGAAACCTCGCTAGATCCATTATCTGGGTTATAGTGTATATTAACATCAAACTGATAAGGGGCGGTCGCTATTCCAATCAGTTTAAAATGAGATTCGCCATTCGAACTACTCACTAAAGATAGCCCGCTTTTGGATTTTTCTTGCTCTTTAATAAATTTCTGTCTTTGCATAGTATGATAGAAGCCTCTTCCTATAAGACCGCCGACATTCCCCTCCTGCCAATTACCGTTTTCCTGATCCCATCTTTCTAAATCTTCTTCTTTTTCTAAATCGAAATTTCTCAAAGACACCCCTTCCGAGTCTAAAACAATACTTCTGGGATCATCGAGCACATTAAACTCTCCATCGTGCCTATTCATTAAAATAATAAACCTAACATCATTATGAGAAGTGCTTCCGTCACTTTGGTTTATTTGTAGTTCTGTCTTAAATGAAATCCTAACTTGGTCAACTTCCTTATTTGCCACAAAATGAGAAAACACTTTTGCAGATTGACTTATCGCCTCTGAATGAGATACATAATTAGCCTTCGGTTTATCCTTGTTATTATTTTCGTACGGCCCAGGGCCATATAGCAGAGTGTTGTATTCAAGATAAGAAGAAACACTACTAGATATTATTTTGTCATCAAATGCACTTCCCGCCTTAAATTGGCACTTCCCCTCTTCCGAGTCTTCAGACTCGTTAAGTATATAATTAAAGGTTCCTTCTTGCCCATTTGAGCTTGGGGTGTTTTTCACCTGAACATCATTTAAATATATACCTTCCCTTATGTCGCCCCCAGATATTGGCCCCCCATATTTATTAACAAAACCCTCTATAGGACCTTCGCACAATAAATCAACAAATCCCATATTCGAAAAAGATTCTAATGTTAAATCGTTTGAACTATTTCGAATCCTCTTTGCTGAACTATCGTGAGATATGGTAGCACCACCAATTCTCAATCTACCATAACCTAATGGAACAGCAATTCCTTGAGCTTGTCTAGTTTGCGACCCAGACATCAAAAAAGACTTCGTCGTAGTCGGGGTACCTCTCTTTGGTGGTTTTGGTGGCTTAAATAAAACATTCATTCCGATTTGAGCTACAGCCCCCCAAACCATCGCAGACGCAACGGCGCCTATAGTAGCTGCGCTTATACCAAATAAACTACCACCAGTGATTAAACCACCGACAAAAGTCGCTACGACACCCCCGTACGCTCCAGAAACAATATGAATTTCTTCATTTTTATATTTTATTTCAGTTTCTAATTCATTTACCGAACTATCCTCAACATCTTTTTCGCTTGATATATATTTCGGATCCTTCTTTAGAAAAATATAATGTTCGCCATCAATGGCTTTTTTTTGTATATAGTCTATAAAGCCTTCGCTGTTGGCCTCTAACGCCTGAATAATCTCGATAGGAGTTTTCGCAGCGATTCTCCACTTCCTACCAAAGCGTTTTCCCAATTTACCATGTAAATATACCGTTTTCATTTATACCCTTAAACCTTATATTTTTATACACTTATACTTCGATATAGGTAAAAATCATCGTCAGTTAAACTATATATTAAAAAAGGTATACATAATTCATCAGAACTTTTTATATCACAAGAAGACGGCCTGGAGCCTCCATTCCAATGGCTATGAAAAATATACTCAACTACATTATCTACTAAATTCATTGGATTAATTGCGAAAAAATATTTTTTATCAGGATGAATATTTTCGCAAGATTTGAATAAAAAACTATTATTATGCTTTACTATTATACCACAACTCTCTTCTTCTTCAAACTTAAGCGCATAATTTTTGCATTGCAATAAAACTTCTTTAGGAATGTTATTCAACTGGGAATTTTTCCGTTCCAGGGAATCCTCCAAACGGAAGGCCTAAGGATGCTCCAGATTTATTGAAACTTGATAAAGAATCATGTCTGTCGCTAAATCTCTTTCCGCATGAAGATAAAGTCTTCCTGCATTGATCCTTGATCCAGTGCTCTGAGTCAAAGAAAGGGTGCCTAGCTGTCGACCCGATATGACTCTTTTTGCATATAAAAACTTGTGGTATTTTCTTGTAAGGGTCAGAAGAACTTTTGCCTATAATTTTAACTAATTCACCTCTTGTATATGAAGCCAGTTCATTCTTGGTCCCGCCAAGCCCATACTTATTCCATTCTGGAATATCTTTTATACCATCTGGGTATTTTGAACTATCACTAAAAGTTAAGGCTTCACCAGAAGAAGACTCTATAGCCAACCCTCTATAGTTGCAACCAATATTACATCTATAAACCCATCCGCAAGAACCCGAAAGAACCACTCTAGCAGGAACCGGAGAGTTTTCTAATTCGAGGACTGACACCAGCTCAAATTGTATATATTGCTTATTTTCGTTACTTTTTTTATTTATATAATATACATCGTCAGGTAAATGAGATTCTGAATCTGCTTGTCCAAAAGGGTTACTTCCTTCTTGATTTTCGTTTCTATTTTGAAAATTTTCATCATCCAAAAACCTCGCATATGTCCTTTTTCTAGTTACCTTGCAATTAGAAAAGTCTTTATTAGAATGCACTATTCTAGAAAACAAGCCGTGAGGATTTGCAATTGTAAAAGTTGGCCTAGACAAGGTTCCGTCCGCCTTTTGCTCAAACCCCTCCATATTAACAGGTAAAGGTTGATAAGATTTTCCTTGCCAAATTATAGGGTTCGTGCCGTTTATCATTGGGCAAAACCTATAAACAGTATCCGCTCCAATATTCACTCCGTACAAATCCTCAATCATTTCAAAATTAATCTGCAAATTACTAAAATCTATTTCATATAAATCTATCAAAGCATCAGGAGTCAGTGATAAAAGTTGTTTATTTAAATTTGATTGAGACTTACCCATAATATATTATACTACAAAAATTTTAATTATCGAAGAAGAAGTGATATTTATACCTGTATGTTTAATTATAACTCCCCCAGTATACTCTCCAGATTTAGACGGACTCAACCCTAAGGAAGATATTGAGTGTCCACTACCAGGGCTAGAAACTACATCAACATAAACCTCAGACTTCGGCTGTATAATAGTTTTGCCATTATTTTCAAAAAGTTTAGTAACAACAAAATAATCACAATCAACAAAGGATGAATTTGCGGTTTTAATTTGCCCCTTATTGTTTTGAAAGTAAAAATTGGATGCGCCAGAACCATCTGGAGTAAACTCGCCGTTAACAATTTTCATAGCTATAAATGAATGACCGCCGTCCGGCCCATCTGAATATGTTTTTGAAATTTTTACAAGTTTACCATTTAGACCAAAAGGCATTCCTGAAGTTGGTAGGTAAAAGATATAACCGCTTCTATCAATATCCTTCGACAAAACCGACCCATGAATCAAGTTAAAACTCCTTCCTCCATCACTCACTGCTCCCATTGAATTTATAGACACAACTTGATCTCCTACATTTTTAATATACAATCTCTTTTTTAATTTTTCATCTGCATAAATGGTTGAACCCACGTTTTCTTCGGACATTACAAATGGACTCGTTAAAAACACCTCGCCAGGCTGAAGAGGTGCGGGGGCAGATTGATTATCGTATTGCTGGGCGGAGTAATTAAAAGCGCATTGCTGAAACCTTGCTGTTATACTGTGATTATTCTTGTACGTATAAGTATGTTGCCACTCTTGGCATGTAAAATTTTGAAGCGTCTCATAAGGAGCAGGAGGAGTAAACAAAAAGGGAATACAACCATAATGCTGCTCAAGAAAATGTAATATAGCGTAAGCCTCAGAATCGTCTCTATTGTCAAACTTAAGGTCAAGCTCTAACAAACTTTCATTTATGCCGTCTTTATAGACTTGGGTATACCCACCAATCAAAGACAAATCCAACACTCTTGGTTTTTGAGAAACACTTAAACCAATAGACGGTTTCCAGAAAAATTCCCTAGACCAATAATCTTTATTAATATCCTTAAAATGCCCATCCAATCTTGTCCATATTTGATTTTTTTGAACAGGTTTTAAATTATTATTTTGTTTTTTGCAATAATAGTATCTATGATTTTCTGAATTAAAAACAACATCATTTCTCTCGTAGTACTCGCTTGAGCTGTATTCATCAGCCTTGTTTGTTAATAAGCTTTCAGATTTTTGTAATAAAGAAGTATCAAGACTCCTTAACTTTACGGTTATATTATTACTGTTCTCAAAAGATAAATCGTGACTAAATTCACTGCAATAAAAATTTTTCGTCTGAACCTCTAGGGAGTCATAAGGATGGAAAGTCGCACTTCCATCCCATCTAAAACCGGAAATACCCTGAGAGTACAATAAATTCTGAGAAGGTTTATCCTTCTCTTTTTGACCTTGATGATTCTCTAAAAAGTGGATGATTGCATTCGCTTCCCTATTTGTTCTATTTTCAAACTTCAAATCAACTTCAAAATTTAACGAGTTTACCGTTTTTGGTTGCTTGATTGAATATCCATTTCCATAATCATAACTATAATTATTACAAGTAAAATTCGCAGTCGATCCATAATCCGCGTCAAAGAAAAATTTATCAGCAGTCCAAAGATTATCGTTTTCACTTGGTGCAACATTTATTTCAGATAAAGTTAATTGATTTGCTCCTGAAATTTCCAACGAATTTATACCATCAGATTCAATACCAACAACAGTAATAAGAGCACCAGTTAAAAGATAAGAATTATTTATAGAATTAACAACATCAGTTTCTATATTTAATATTTTATATTTTCCATCATTATTTTTTAGAGAACCACTTAAAGAAATTAATTGGCCAACCTGAAAATCAGAACCAACAGAATATGGATCATTAAATCCATCAACTATATAATGACCGCGACCTTCCGATGTGTACGGACCATCTGGCACAAGAGATAATCGATTGGAGTCCTGTATATTTGATCCTCCACCAAAAACCATATCCTCTCGCGCATAATAAAAAAGCCCATCACCAGTGCTGTATACAAAATCAAATTTTTTATAACTCACACCGGTTTCAAATATACCGCTATAATTTGATATATGAGATAATTGCTCAGAGGCTAAGACTGAATACAAATCTGACATTATTTAATAATTTCCTTTATTGTTATAGAACCAATTGATTGTTGCCCTTCTGACACTGAATAAGATTGTTGCTGAATTCTTCCAGATGTCTTAAAGCGAGCTATCTTGTTTCCATTTATATCCTTTAAAAAAGCTTCTATTTCTGATTTATTTCTATCTCCTATGTAACTAGTTGTTTGTTGATCTCCATATGCATTCAAATCAGGAATAATACCATTTGAATCGATACTCATTTCAGATTCAATACTTTCAATAGAAACTCTACTTGGAACAACTCCATCTGCATCTGTGCTCACCAAGGTGTTTTCTGATGATCTTATTCTATTATGAACTTTCCTATTAACGACTATATTATACTTTAGGGATGTTATTTCAAATTGCAATTGAGTTGCAGAATCCGCAGAAGCTCCGTTCGCTTCTATCAACCCAAAAGATTTTAATCCGTGCGCAAAATCAGCACTCAAACGGGTAAACCTTCCCGGCCCTGCTCGATTTATCGTTCCATATATATCATAACTCGCATTCGCTTCAATTACCCTAAATGGTTCAAGCGAAAACCCAAATGACTTTAAATACATATTATCAAAAGAATATCTTCCAACAATATTTCTATTTATAGGAGCCTCACTCATTCCATCTTTTATATCGAACAATCGATTAATATTATTAGGAACACCAGATTCAGCAAATGTTTCAGCAGATATTAAAAATTTTATATCTAATTGTCCTTGAATATTTCCTTGCGGAGCGAAGTCTATAAATTCTGTTTTCGCACCAGCTATTGCCGCATCATAATCCCCATAAACTCTTTCGGCACTCAAGGTTGGGGTAATAGATAAATCGGCAGATTGAACAAGTAGATCTTTTCCTGCTAAAGAAATTTTACCATCCTCAAATCTTAAAAATGGCTTGCTCATGATGTTGGATTATGCAAGGTCTCATAACCTTTGTATGTTAACGATATGCTCATCTCTCCCTCGATGGATGAATTTATACTTTCACTAATCAATCGCATATTATGGCCAGTAAATGCATTTATTATGCTTTCATTATCCTGAGCGTCCCTTATTTCAATTACAACATTACTTTTTGGCGCAGCTTGTATTCTATCTTTTATTTCCCTAATTTCATATTCATCCGCAATCATCGTAAAATTAATATCAGTTTCTA